GATCTTCCATATGTTCAATTAATGATGGATGTGGATATATGATATTCAGTGCTTCTAATGGCCGTTGAACCGCAGCATATCCAATCGTATCCATATTTTCAAATGATGGGAAATTAGCGGCATCAACGATTGTTTGTGAATCGATTACGGGAGGTCGTTCTTCATCCATAGCCGCCATTCCAGCTGAAGCTCCTCCACTCTCTGCGCCAGATGCTGCGCCAGATGCTGCGGCTGCTGCGGCTTGTATTCGCAGCTTTTCACGTATGCGTCTGTCCAACTCTTTCGCCTTGGCGAAAATTTCAGGCGATAGGCCTCCAGTTTCACTTGAAACCTTTGACACTTGACTTTTTGCTGCTGCTGCTGCTGCTGCTGCTTGTGAGGAGGGCTTCTGAGGTTTAGCGGCATTTACTGCTTTACGACGCGCAATTGACGTCTTTTTGAAAAGATATGATTCTTTCATATCGGATATAATATAATTATATCCAGCTTCCTGAATATCACCGGCTTTTGTCATATACACATCAATATGCTCAATCGCTTGCTCGATATGTCGCCCATTCAATTGTGTGCGAGGATAGCTGGGTTTATTTAATAGTGAGTTTTCAGGCGAATGGTCTTTCGGAAATATGCGATACGGGAATGTGTATGGATTTTCACCGCGAACAAATGAAAGATATCCGGTCGCTTTTCGAATGAGTAATTCCGCGCCAATTTCTCGACCATCCTGATCTAACTGAAAATTTCCTTTTTCATCAAATACATCCGATATCTCAATTGTTGCGCGCTTGTCATTAAGGTTCATTAAATTTATTAACCAAATGATCTCTTTATAGCTGTTATACATGGGTGTTCCAGATAATAATAAGAGACGAACATTAGCAACTTTTTGTACGATTTGGAATAGGATTTTTGCGACTCGCTTATCGCGATTATCGTCTGTGATACGAATATTATGGACTTCATCAATGATAATTAGAGTGTTTGAAAATAAATGACGTAGTTTTAGAACAGATAAATTCTCGACAGAAACCGATTCTACTTCAACTTGGGGGTTTGCGGCTATAGCGGCAGACGAGAGTGATCGCTTGGAATTCTGGGCTGGCTTCTGGGCTGGCTTCTGGGCTGGTTTTGCTGCTTGAGCGGCACTTGCGGCGCCTTTGGCAGACTTACGCGCGGGTTTTTTAGTTTCAATACTGGCATTATCTGATGAAATTCCGGCACTTGATGCCTGTTGTCTCACATAATTCGCGAATTCATTGTATCCAAAGAATGAATAATGCGACTGAATAAGGCGTTTTATTTGTTTGACTATTTTTTCTTTCGTAAGCCCTCGCATATTCATCGGATTAATCTCTTTTATAAACTTATTTCCGGTACATGCGCGGATATTCCATACACCAGGTTCGATTTCTGTAAGTTCTCGCTCATCAAACAACTGGAGTCTAAAATTTTCTTGGACGTTTGGGGAAGCAATCACAATAATTTGTTGGTTTATTCCCATTTGTTTCATATAATCACGCATTTCTTCGGCAACACTAATGGCAGAACATGTCTTACCGGTTCCTAAACCGTGATACAACAATAAGCTATTATAAGGGGTTTCAACAGATAAGAAGTTTCGCACAAATTGCTGATTTGGAGCTAATTCAAATGGGGCATTACAAAGAATTTCCGCTTTTTCTTCTACATCTTCCTCATTATTCACATCCATTTTAGTATCATAAAACTCTTTTCGAAGAGCGATTTTCGTATTAAAGTTTGGGTCATTTAAAATTGGGTATAAATGTTCTGCGTATTTGTCACGCGACTGTTGTTCTAAATCTGCGTGTTCTAATATTTCTTTTTTGAGTAACAATTTATTATACTCTTTACTGGTGGGATCGTTAAGATCAGAAGCAGATAATGATTTAAATGCTTGTTCCAATTCTCTTGAAAGTCGAGCAACTTGTTCTTTTGCGGATTCGGGTTCTTTGACTTCCGGTGCCTTAACTTTCAGTTTTGATTTAGATGACGATGCGGATGTTCTTGATTTTATTACCTTTGATGATGGTGATGATGATGATGATGATGATGATGATGATGATGATGATGATGATGCTGATGTAACAAGTGGATTTTGACCTAATCCAGGAGTGGAAGCGATACTCATTTCGATCGGCCGATTTACATCATCGGCGGCAGATGATGTTGATGCCATTCTTTGATCCTAATCCTTTATATATGATAATATGAAATAAAAAGGATTTTTTATGTCTTCTTATGTGTATTTTTAATATATCTGATATTGCTCAAGAATACGATTTATTTTACGAATAATCGCTATTTTTTCTAAATTATATGGGCGAATACTACTGATACATTCTTCGTATGACATCCATTTCATGAGACCAACTTCCATAATATCATGAGCTTTCTTGGGTTTCTTTTCTAAATCAAGCATCGCAAGAAAATACTTCTGTTTATAACATTTCATATCTGATCCCATAAAAATCTCTTCAAATGGCGCAATGTTCTGAATAATATGTTCACACGTTATATCGTAACCGGTTTCTTCTAAACACTCCCTTAGAGCACATGTCAAATCCTTTTCATTATAATTCCGCCGTCCTTTTGGAAACCCCCATTCCGTTTCTGTCCATCGTGTTTTGGATGATTCAATAAACTGAAGTAGATTTTTGATCTTGCCATCTTTTGTGCGTATTCCCGCCATAACCTGGCGATATTTTTCCAATGATAACGTTTCTTCATTTTTATATTGGTTACTTCGAGTATAATCGCCCCATAATAATTTCCAAAGTTGCTCAAATGAAAGATTCTGAAGACTGCTTTTCTCGTGAATTGTCATTTCATCTACAAATCGTTGAATATGAGCATCATCATGGACAGAATATTTGCCGCGAATAAAATCTACAAACCCAAATGAATCTCGGCGACGTATCATTAAAAACTCTGGTCCATTATATCCACTTCTGAAAGCAATAATACCAATACTTGTTATCGGTGCTCGGCAATTATTATATACGTGATTCGTTCGATTACAATTATTACAGAAATATTTTGTTGAAGCATTATTAGCGTTTGAAGCCTGGGAAGGTGACGATACGGATGACGATGTTGATGATATCGTAGATCCGGTAGCGCCGGTAGAACCGGTTGCGCCTGATGCTCCGGCTGACGAATCATAATTAATTCGTAATTGAGCGGCTTCAATATACGACATTGAACTTTTAGGATTATGTGTTACGTCTTTTGCGTCTTTTGCGTCTTTTGCGATTTGTGAACCTTGAAATGACATTTTTGTTATGTACGATCCACCATTTATGTTATGATGTTTTTCTTTTTATATTATTTGATATTATGGAATCTAACCATCATATGCTTAAATTAGATTCATCAATATGGGGGCCACATTATTGGTTTTTCCTTATGACTACCGCAGTAAATTACCCGGATCATGTGAATGATGTTACACGAAAGAAATATTATGATTTTATTCAAAATTTTCCGATGTTTATTCCTGATCCGGAAATGTCGGCAGAATTTAGCAGAATGTTGAGTAAGTATCCGGTCACACCATATTTAGATAACCGGACTTCCTTTATAAAATGGGTTCATTTTATTCATAATAGGTATAATGTTCTATCATTTAAAGACGAGATAACGTTACATGACGCACTTGAGAGATATTATCTTCATTATCGTCCAAAACCGATTCAAATATTAGAGGAACTGAAATATCGCGAAAAGTTGGTATATTTTATAGTGTTGATCGGCCTCGGATATGCGGCGTATTATTATCATAATAAATGATAACGATAACGATAACCATAACGATAACGATAACGATAACCATAACCATAACGATAACCATAACGATAACCATAACGATAACCATAACAATAATGATCCAGACAGAACCGTCTCATTATTCAACCCGTTTCATCATTATTTTATATGTATTATATAACTTTACGCTTCATTTCAAATAAGAAATATGATAAAAGTAGAATATATTATATTTATTGTGACGGCATTTCTCATTCTAAATACATATTATGATGGCCGATTTCTTAAAATGTTTCAGTCCAACCAAAAATTAATTAAGATGGCTACATTTGGGTTTGTGGGTTTATCCTTATTTATATTTTTACGTCGAAATCCCGAAAACTCTAGGCAATTAATGTTTCATGCCAATGATATTATCAAATATATGCCAATAAGTAAAGGAACTGCCGATATGATTTCACCATTTTTCGATTTTACAAATAACAGATCATTTATGAGTAATGATATAACTACATCGCCTGAACAACAAAAGATGATGTCGAATTATATGGCGACGGGTGGTGGAGTTGGTGGCGCAACTATGTCGGGAAATGCCCAAATTGTCGAATCTGGATTAACTGGCGGTGGTGGTGGCGCAGATGGAAATCGTCCGATTGCAAATCATAAAGGTGTAACTACCGCCGCGGAACGACGATTATTAAGCTCTGGAAAGGGATCAAGTAAGCGTAGCGTTAGTGAAACAAAGAAGAAATATGTGGCAGCACAACAAGGGTGGAAATGTGGAGATTGTCAACGCCAATTACCAGCGTGGTTTGAAGTGGATCATGTTATTGCTTTAGAACATGGAGGTTCAAATCATGTGGATAATTTAGTAGCTTTGTGTCGCGATTGTCATGGGAAAAAGACGGCAATGTCATTTTTATAATATGA